CTGTATTTAAAGCACCACCTGATGCCCATGTTCCTGCAGCTAATGCTCCTACAAATTTAAAAATACCAACGCCATCTGAATCATAGTAAAGCTGTCCTTCAAATGAAGCTCCTGCTCTATCACCTGATATTGTTTTTACTGGTACACCTTTAATTGTTTTAAATGCTGTCATTGGTTATTACCCTCTAACTAGCCAACCTTGAGTTCCATCTGTAAAAACTAATGTCAAAGCTGCTCGTTCAACGCTTATTGTTAAATCGTCTGTAGATCCGTGAATTTTTTCTGAACCATTAGCAGCAACGGTTAAAGCATTAGAATCAAATGTACCTGCGTAATCTATAATTGAAATTTCATCTCCAATAGATCCGGCAGGAAGTGTAACTGTAAAAGCAGCTGATGTTGTATTTGCAAATACACCTTGCCCAGCGGCTGCTGTAAAGTTTCCTGTTTTAACAGCTTGCCAATCAGTACCACCAGAGTTATCTACAAAAGCTAATGTGCCAGAACCGTCTGTTGTTAAAATTTGATTTGCATCACCATCAGCAGTTGGTAGTGTCATTACTACTGTACCGAAACCTAATGCATCAGTAAACGTTGTACCATCTACAAAAACGTTTTTAAATTGTAAAGAAGCTGTACCTAAGTCTACATCATTAGTTGTAACAGGTATAATTCCTCCATCTGCCATTGTAAATTGTGCTGTACCTCCAGCTGAAAAAGCTAGTGTATCGGCAGCACTAAATAATAAACCTGTGTTAGCATCTCCTGTATTACTAATCGCAGGAGCACCTGCTGATCCGTCAGCAACTGTAAGTTGGCCTGCAATATCAACAGCACCAGAAAAATCTCCTGTTGCTGCATCTACTTCACCGGTTAAAGTTACATTTCTAAATCCTGAAATATCTTTATTTGAGTCTGCGATAACTGCTAATGAGGCAGATACTGTTCCTGCTGTAATACCGTCTACTAAATTTAATTCAGCACCAGTTGAAGTAACAGCTGTTCCAGCATAATTAAGATTTGCAGCACCTATAACAATTTCACCAGTTCCTTTAGGTGTTAAAGCAATACCAATGTTTGTGTCTCCACCAGTAGCTGCTAAAATAGGATTGCTTCCAGCAGCATTGTTAGTAATTTCTAATTCATTAACCGCAGAGCCAGTTGTTTGAAATACAATTAATTGATTTCCGTTAGCATCTGCAATAAATCCACCATCTGCTATTTTTGGTGCGGTTAAAGTTTTGTTTGTTAATGTATCTGCTGAAACAAGAGATACTAAAGTTGAATCAGCACCAGCAGGTAATAACATGACATTTGTAACACTAGCACTGTGAGGTTGTGCTATAACTTTTTGACCATGTGAATTACTTTCACAATTAAATACTATTGCTCCAGAATTTGTATTACCTCTTACAACAACTGTTCCTGTTCCATTAGGAGCTAGGTCAATAGTTGCATTTGAAGTAGTAATAATATCTGCACCATTCATATCAAGATTACCACCTAATTGAGGTGAAGTATCTTCTACAACATTAGCTAAATCTCCACTTGAACCAGTTCCAGCAATAACAGCACTTCTTGTAATTTTTTTAAGTCCACCACCTGAAGCGTCTACTGCTAGTAAAAGATCACCACTAGCTGCTGTTGATATTTCTGACAATGAACTAACTGCTACTGAATTAAAATTTGTACCATCTGCAATTAATAAATTACCTGCAGTGTTTGTGCCCATAGTAATATCATCGCCTGATACGGTAAGATCTCCAGCAACTGTAACGTTTGCACCACTAAATGTTAATGCAGTTGTTGTTCCTGATTTAACAATTAAATTTCCTGAAGTGTTAGTTAATGATCCGTAAGTAGTACCAGCGTCTTTTAAAAATACATCAGCACCGTTAGCGTCTAATATAATATCGCCTTCAACATCTAATGTAAAATCACCAGCGTCAGATATTGTACTGCCGTTTATTGTAATATCATCAACTGTTAAAGTTGTTAAAGTTCCTAATGATGTAATACTTGATTGTGCTGCACCTGTTACTGTTGCTGCAGTTCCAGAAGCATTTCCTGTTACATTACCTGTAAGTGGTCCTGCAAAAGCATCTGAAGTTACTGTGCCATCAAAGAATGCATTTTTAAATTCTAAACTTGCTGTACCTAAATCAATATCGTTAGTTGTAACGGGAGACAAGGCTCCATCTTTAATTGTTAATTGATCAGTGCCCGCTATTCTAATATCTATCTGATCATCTGTGTCTGCTGTTAAACTTGTGTCACCATCTGCATCTAAAACTAATTCTCTTCCTTCAATGTCAAGTCCTCCACTAAATCCAGCGTCAACAATATTAGTTCCGTCTGAATATAATAATTTTGTAGTTTTTTCTGATACTCCAAAAGTAACACCTGATCCCGATACAGTTTTAACCTGCACTGTAAATGCACCTGATGTACCATTTGTTATAATGTAAACTTTTTCTATTGAATTTGGAATTGTTACAATTTGATTTCCTGTAATCGAACCTGTTAATTTTATAACAGCATTTTGAGCCACTGATGTAGCAGCACCATCTGTAATTGTTAATGTTGTAGTAGCAGCTCCACCTGCAATTGATTGCTCTACATAACCAGCAATTGCTGTGTTAACAATGTTTAAGTTGGTATTAGTTTTATCTCCCCAAGTACCGGCGTTCTCGCCAGTTGCCATTATTTCTAAACCAAGATCTGTAAATGTTGATGCCATAATTTGTTATACTCTTTTATTAATTAATTTTCCATTTATTTTTAAGGTGTTGCAGAGTCAATTTTTGTTCTAATTGTGCCATCTGTGTAATCATCTCTACGTCTTCTACCTGTTTGTTCTAACGCAAATTTTTGAGTTTCTTCTTTATATTTACCGTCATATAATTGAAGCATATCTATTGGACCTTTTAAATAAGAAAAAGCCTCTACTAAACAAGCATATAATAATCCATTAGGAAAATTTAAACTTATGTAATTAGTTGTAGTAGATGCGCTTAGACCTGTTGGTCTAGCATTGTAGTGAATTTTGTATACGTATGTTGTATTCGGTATTGGAGATAATAAAACTCCTCCTGAAGTAGTGTTTGTAACACCTGTTTCTCCACCTTTCATAGCATAGTATTTTGGTCTAGCAGTAGAAGCTGGATTATTATATTCTGCTAAATATGTAACATCTTTTTTCTCTAACCAAATTGGATTAGTTAATGAAGAGGTTGCATCTGCAACTTGTACACCTCTTACAAATAAAGCTCCTGCTGGAACGTTAACATGTTCTTGATTAGCAACCATGTTGTCTGTAGCTGAGGTTCTGTGTGAATCAATAGGAACATCTCTCATAATTCTAGTTTCAGCATTATCAATAAACTGATTTGTAATTGTACTTGACAATACGGATGTACCGACTTCAGTATAGTTTAAAATTGCTGTTGTTAATGTTGCGTAAGTAAATCCTGCCATTATGCTGTTAGAGTTACCGGTCCGACTGAGACTGGATACCCTCCTCCTCTTTGTTGTCCTACTGTTGCTGTGCTTGTGTCAACAGTAAAAAAAAAATTATCTGTTACGTTTGTTGTAACTCTCGCGCCACTAACAAACTTTCCTGTAGTAATAGCATAACCAGCAGCTTTTGCAATGTTCGATCCTGCTATCCCATCAAACGATCCTGGATTTGTATATGTTCCAGCAACTGATGGTGTTCCTCTAAATCTATATGTTGTTCCATTTGTTAAACCGTGTTCAGGGGAAAAAACATTTATTACACCTGACGAAGCTGCATAAGTTGTAAATGGATTTTCTGGTAATAATTGCGCTACAGCAGTTTCTGTTCTATCACCTCTTATATTTAATAATGCTTGTGCATCACCTTTGTGAGCTTTTGGATCAATTTGAGGATGTTTTGATTCAAATTCTGAAATATGAACTAAAGAACCATTCCATTCTTTTACCATTTCATTATATGGAAACTCCATTCCTGATCTATCTGATATTGCTTTTGCGTGTTTTCCTGATGCGTATGCCATAATTATATATTCGGGTAATAAGTTTGAGGAGTTATAAATGAACTAGATGCAGAACCATCTTCTGCTAAAGCTCTAGCTAATTCAGTTTCATAAAGCGCTTGCATTTGTTGAACTAATTGTGGTGCAAATTTTTGTGCTAAGTAAAAAGCTAAACCTGATGCCATACAAGGTACAAATCTATAAGGCACATCTGTTGAATCTGTGTAAGTAGAATCAACATCTTCTATTCTTTTTAAATAAAAGAAATTTATAGCTTTAGCTGCGTTAGTTGCATCTGGTGTTGGATAAATTGTAAATGTAGTTTTGTCTATGAACCTTTGAACAAAATATTGTGAAGGTGTTCCTTTAGAAAGTTTATTTCCTAAAGCAGAATAAGCTGATCTTGCTATTTTAGTTAATCCAGAATCTGATTGGTTAACAGCAGTTCTATTGTTTCTTAAAGTTGCTTCAAGAACATCTGCTACACCATAAGTATCAGCAGGAGTTGTTACAGCACTTGTACCATCAGAAGTTGCTCTAAAAAATATATACTCAGATTGACCTTCAACAAGATTAATATCTGTCTCACTAACTTCCCAGTAATGTACACCTCTATTACCCCATTCTTGAAAAAGAATGTTTAAAGATCTTCTTGCAGTTTTTAATTGATAACCAGAAACAGATTGTAAACCTATTCGTTCATAAGCTTCTGTTATTATTTCATCTACAGCAAAAGTTTTATCGAAAGTAACTGTGCC